GGGATGTAATGTATGGCCAAACGAGATAAAAGCGTGATCACCCTGGGCTCCGGCGAGATTTATCTGGAAGCCTTCGCCGACACCATGCCTACGGTGGACACACTCTGCGTACCGGAGAATCTGCTGGGGTATATCAAAGGCGGGGCTGCTCTGGAGTATACGGAGGAGACTTACGAGGAGAAGGACGACCTGGGCTATGTCTCCAAAATCATCACCACCAGCGAGGAGGCGATCCTGCGCTGCGGGTTGCTGACCTGGAACGGTGCTACCCTGCAGAAGCTGGTGGACCGCTGCACTTCCACGGAAGCTGCTGGAAAGCGCACCACGAAAATCGGTGGCGCGGGCAACGCCCAGGGCAAGTACTACGCCATCTGCTTCATGCACAAGGACCCGGTAGACGGAAACGTCTGGGTCATGGTCAAGGGTAGAAACACCGCAGGCGTCACTCTGACCTTCGCTGCGGACGAGGGCACTGTAGTGGAGCCTGAGTTCAAGGCGATGCCGCACGACGAGGACGGCACCCTTGTGGAATTCATTGAGGAGATCCCGACCGCGTAACCAGACAAACAAATAGAGGCAGCGGGGCCTTCCTGGCCTCGCTGCCCTTTTATTAGGAGGAATCACCATGCCAAAAATCCTTGACCTGAACACCGTCGAGCGTCCGGTGCTGCAGCTGATTATGCAGGACGATGAGCGGACTCGCATCGACGTGAGTACACCCACCGAGAGCCTGGTGGAGGAACTGCGCCAGCTTGCGCCGCAGCTGAATAAGATTATCAAAAATCCCGACAAGATGGATAGCCGGGCGCCGTATGACCTGGCAGCACGACTCATCAACTGTAACCGCAGCTTTATCACGGTAACGCCGGAGGAACTGAGTGGAAAATACCACATGAATCTGGAGTCTCTGCTCATCTTCTTCGGGGCCTATGTCGACTTCATTGACGAGATTACAAAAGCAAAAAACTGACTCTCCCGTACTATCCTGGCGCGTGGGATAGCACGGGAGGGCATCAATATACGCTCGCATCCTGGCTTCGGCATCTGGTCTCCGACTATACGGGCCTGGACTTCCTGGCGGTGGGTGAACTGGACTATCTCCAGTACCTCATCTGGCGCCGGGACGCCTATATCTACTGGCTGAGCCGCACGGAGGCTGGCCAGGAGTACCTGGACAACGCCTGGCGGATGGAACAGACGGAGCCTGACAGGGGCAAACTGCGCGAGAAATTTGGGAGAAAGGGGGATGCATAAATGGCCAGCACAATCAAAGGCCTGACGGTAGAAATCGGGGGCGATACCACGAAGCTGGGCCAGGCCCTGGAAAGTGTGAATAAAAAGAGTCGGGACCTGTCCAGTGAACTGGGCCAGGTCAATCGCCTGCTGAAAATGGACCCCGGCAACGCGGATCTGTTGGCCCAGAAGCAGGAGATCCTGGCCGAGGCGGTGGAGAATACCCGGAAAAAGCTGGACACGCTGAAAGAAGCGGAGCGCCAGGTCCAGGAACAGTTTAGGCGCGGCGAAGTATCCGAGGAACAGGTCCGGGCGCTGCAGCGTGAAATTGTGGCCGCGGAGCAGAAGCTGAACGGCTACGAAAATGCAGCCAGAGAGACGGCGGAAGCCGTCGAGGAACTGGGTGATAAATCTGCCGACACCAAGAATGACACGGAAGGCCTGGCTGATTCCATTTCCAAGTTTGCATCCTCCGGCCTGAAAGCCATCGGCACGGCGGTGGGTGCGGTGGTTACTGCACTGACTGCTGCCGCGGAAACGACTCGCGCGTATCGCACGGAGATGGCCAAGCTGGACACCGCCTTTACGGACAACGGCTTCTCTGCAGATGCGGCCCGCGGTGCCTATACGGAGCTGCAGGGCATCCTGGGCGAAACGGAGCAGGCGGTGGAAGCGGCCAACCATCTGGCGAAGCTGACGGATAACGAGAAGGACCTGGCCACCTGGACGGGTGACATCCTGCCCGGTGTGTTCGCCACCTTCGGGGCCTCCCTTCCAATCGAGGGCCTGACGGAGGCGGCCAATGAGACTGCCAAGGTGGGCCAGGTAACGGGCCCGCTGGCGGATGCCATCAACTGGGCTTCCTCCGAGGGCGCGGTCTGGAGCGAAGTGCTCAGTGGGAATGCGGGCGCCCTGGCTGCTTTTGAAGCAGCGACGGCGGAAGGCATGAATGCAGAGGATGCCTTCAATGAGGCCCTGGCCGCCTGTACGACGGAGCAAGAGCGCCAGGCCCTGATTACTCAGACTCTGTCTGGCCTGTATGGCGAGGCATCTGCTGCCTATAAAGAAACCAATGCGGATGTCATCGCAGCCAACCAGGCAAACGAAGCCTGGACGGCGTCTATGGCCCAGGTGGGTGCAGCGGTGGAGCCGGTCCTGACCAATGTGAAAATGATGGGCGCGGAGCTTTTGGAGAAGCTGGTGCCGGTCATTCAGACTCTGCTGGATAATCTGCCCACGGTGGGCGTGGTGCTGGCGGGTGTTACCGCGTCCCTGGTGGCTATGAAGATAGCATCCATCGCGGCGACGGCGGCGACTCAGGGCATGACTTTGGCCCAGTACGCTGCAGCGGCAGCCCAGCGGGTCCTCAATGCTGCCATGAACGCCAACCCCATCGGTCTCATCATCCTGGCCATCACGGCCCTGGTGGCGGCCTTTACTTACCTGTGGAAAAACAGCGAGAGCTTCCGCGAGTTTTGGATCGGACTCTGGGAGAAAATCAAGTCGGTAGTGAGTGTTTTTGTCGACTTCATGAAGACGCTGCCGACCAAAATTTACAACGCCATCAAGGGCGCTGTAGAGAGGGTGCAAAAGTGGGGATCTGACCTAATCAGCCGGGCGAAAACGGCAGCGACGAATTTGCTGAACAATGTGGTCAATATACTGAAAAATCTGCCGGCTCGTATCTGGTCCGCCATCGTCGGTGCAGTTCAGCGTGTGGCTACCTGGGGCAGCAATATGGTCAGCAAGGCCAAGTCTGGAGCGACCAATTTGCTGAATAACGTGGTCTCTATTTTGAAAAATCTGCCCGCTCGAATTTGGTCCGCTATTGTCGGCGCGGTCCAGCGTGTGGCTACCTGGGGCAGCAATATGATCAGCAAGGCGAGAAGCGCCATGTCGAACCTGGTCAGCACCGTCACCGGCATCGTTTCCGATCTGCCTGGAAAATTCTTGTCGATTGGTAAGGACATCATCCAGGGCCTGATTAACGGCATCCAGTCCATGGTCGGCAAGCTGTATAGCAGCATCAAAAACGCTCTGAGCAATTTGGTTGACAAGGCCAAAAACGCTCTGGGCATCAACTCGCCTTCCCGTGTCTTTGCCGATGAGATTGGCACAAGCATCCCGGAAGGTATCGCAAAAGGAATCACGGACAACATGAGCGATCCTGTGGCTGCCGTGCAGCGCATCAACAACGGGATGCTGGATGCGGCGCAGAGTATGGACGGCCTGCAGCTGGAACGTCAGCTCAGCCAGCCGGTCCGCTACAGCACGGTGGCCGCTGCCCCGGATGGCGGGCTGGGCGCCAAACTGGACAAGATCCTGGTAGCCATTGAGCGCGGCCAGGTTCTGACCATTGACGGCAACCAGCTGGTGGGTGCGACGGCAGACCGATACGATGCCACCCTGGGGCAGCGGAGAGCTTTGGCAGCAAGGGGGGCCGTATAAATGGCACGAAAAATCATCTTTGGAAGCTATGACACCATTCTCAACGGACCCTGGACATTGGCCAGCTGGTCCTTGAGTGCGGCGGAATACCGCACCCAGTTTGTGGAGGTGCCGGGCCGCGATGGCGACCTGGACCTTTCCACAGCGCTGACGGACGGGGCGCCCCGCTATGGGAGCCGGACCTTGACGGTCACATTGGAGCGTTCGGATGGGACGCGCCTGGACCGGGAGGCGGCAATCAATACCATGGTCAACTGGCTGGACGGCTGGCGTATGGACATCCGCTTGCCGGACGATGAGGCACACTACATCACAGGTCGGGTCCATGTGGTGAAGGAGTACAACGACCCCGCCCATGCGGCGGTTACTGTGACGGCGGTCTGCGACCCGTGGCGTTACGCAAACTATGAAACGGTCCTACGCCTAACCGCTGCCGAGGAGGAACAGACGGCGATGCTCACCAACAACGGACGCCGGACGGTAGTGCCGGTGCTTCAAATCACCGGAGAGGGCGCCTCCGTCCTGCTGAAATTTGGCACAGCCTCCTGGGCGCTGGGCGCCGGCACTTATCAGCTGCCGGACCTGGTGCTGCCACAGGGCGGGGCTTCTGTAACATACAGCGGGACCGGCGATCTGAGCTTCACCTATAGGGAGGCGCTGCTATGATCCAAGTGTATGCAGATGATCTGCTGGTCTATGACAGCCGGCTGGAGGACTACGCCCTGCTGGGCCTGACGGTGACGGCTGGCCTGAATAAGGGCGGCACGGCATCCATTGTCATGCCGCAGCATCACCCGGCCTATAACAGCTTCACCAGCTATAAGACGGTGGTAACCATTTACCGGGACGGCCTGCTGCTGTTCCGGGGCCGGGCCCTGTACCCGACAGATGATTTTTACAACCGCAGGACCATCACCTGCGAGGGCGAGCGCTGCTTCCTGCGGGACGGCGTCATCCGCCCGTATATCTACCAGGACGGGCCGGCGGCCATCTTCGCTAATATCATCGAGTTATACAACGCCCAGGTGGAGGAGTTCAAGCGCTTCGTCGTGGGCACGGTGACGGTGACGGACCCGAACAACTACATCCGCCTGGAGAGTGAGTCGGCGGAACAGTTCTCCGATGTCATTGACAAGCTGGTGGAGCGCTGCGGCGGGTATATCGTTTTTACCACCAACGCCGAAGGCCAAAGGGTCATCCATTGGTATGAGTCCCTGGGATATCAGAGCGGCCAGGTCATT